TAAGAACTATTTCACGTAGTAAGTCATCAGAATCATTAAAGTCTCCTCCAATAACTGTTGCTAATCCGTTATAGGTACCACCTAAATCACTTATAGCTGTTTGCATATATTCGCTAATTACAGGTCTGAGACGCGTGTCTATAACTTGTGCAGCATTAGGACCATGTAAGTTAAGTAAGTTTGCGCCGGTAGTTGTTCTAACAAAAGAAAAGTTTCTGCCACTATGAAAACCGTCGCCTCTGTAATAGTTAACATGTAATCCAATATCATGCCCGTAAAAATCCGCAAATGCTCCTAATCCTGATTCTGGTGTATTCTTCCATATTGTTAATACTGTTGGGTATACTACTTTTTTTCTAAACATTTGCTTACGTACAGAAAAAGATACAAAACAATATGATCCAAAGGTACCTGTCCTATAATATGAACCTAACGAACCAACTGAACCAGGCGAACCAGGCGATCCAGGCGATCCAGGCGAACCAAGTGGACCAGGTGGATAGCAATTAGTAGTTACTGGAGGACCAATTGTAATTGGTCCTCCATTTAGAAGTTCCAATAATGCTTGGAAGCCTCCTAAAAATTGTCCAGTTGCTGGATCAAAACTGTTTGGACCTCCATCACGCGGCGTAATATTATCTCTATCATTCATTTCTTGAAAAAACATTATATCTGGTGCTTGTGTGTCAAAAAAATGTTTTACTAAATTAGCTGCGTTTTTCCAATATTCTCTTTTATCGGTGCCTGTTATTTGTTCAAGAAAGAATTTTTCACTTCCATATGGGTTTTTAGGACCTAAATCACTTACAAAACTCATATTATAACAAAATCCCGTTAAGCGTATTCCTTGTAGGTCAAATGTCATAAAAATAGGCTTATGGTCAGATGTTACTGAATAAAGAGGAGCCGTTCGTGGTTTTGATACATTTCCTTTTGTATATGCCGCTGAATCTTCTGAATCACCTGGTTCACTTGGACTTGTTGGACCAGTTGGACCACCTAGAAGACCCGTATAATCTATATCATCTGAATCACCTGAATAAAATGAACCAGGTCTTTTTTGTCCTGGAACTTGTGGTGGTGGCACTGGCATTAATGGCTCTGGAAACGGTAGTCCTGGAGCTTGTCTTGGTAGTTGCTCTTTTAATGGTGTTATTTCGTGCTCTTTTAATGGTGTTATTTCGTCTAATTTTCTCTTATTCATAGCAATTCTACTAGCAAGTATAGCAGAAATTCTATCTATGGAAGGATTTATCTTATTGGTCCTATGAGTTTTTTTTCTAGCAATATTAGATCTATTAGATCTATTTCTTGCAGAATTAGGCATGTATCTAGCTATATAATTCTTACTTCGTTCATTTAAATAGGTAAGACTTCTACCGATTCTCTTAGCCATCTTATTCGGCATATTGCGTGTTGCTAATTTATACATTCTATGAGTAGACATTCTTTTTCTACTTCCTATTCTCTTACTGGCTGTTATCTTACTAGACATTCCTCTTCTCCTACTTGCCATTTTATCTATTGGTTTCATTTCAAACATACTAAACACTGAATCACTCATTATAATATATTATATAATGTAAAAATATTATATATTATAATATATAAATGGCTAAAACTAGAAGAGTGAAAAAAACTAGAAGAGTGAAAAAAACTAGAAGAGTTGGAGGGCTTTCAAAAAGGAGAGGTCGCGGTAAAGCAGATGAATTACCGTTTTTAATTAAAACTATGTTAAATAATGTTAGTTTAAGAAATAATGGAACTCAATTTTATGAAAAAGGTATTGTTGAAAAAATAGCTGCACATTTGCCTAAAAGAGATGTAAAAGGAGCAATACATAGAGCAGATAAAGCCGAATATGAGCGTCGAGTACTTGTTGCTATTCCTTTAAATGAAAAAATATTGAAAGAGCAAGAAGCAGAAATAAAACGTTTAGAAATGTCTGGTATAGATGGCCCTGCTCAACGAACGCGTAGTAAAGCAAAACAAGCTACAAATCCTGTGCTAGAAGAATTAAGATTAGAAGCATATCATACTAGATGGGTACTTATGCAGTTACAACGTATAGCGCAACGAATTAGAGAAGGCAAAAATACAGTTCCTCATGGCTACAGGGACTACGGTGAATTTCTTAAAGGAAACCCCGCGTGGGATATGGAACGAATGGGATATGTTACACGATTTAGACCACCTGGTTACGAAATTATGATGAAACAACGGGGGAAGTCTAAAGCTAAAGCCTAAATAAAACATATTATTTTGTTTTTAAATACGTTTTTTATATAATATTTAGCTATACTATATAATGGTTAAAACTCGAAGAGTGAAAAAAACTCGAAGAGTGAAAAAAACTCGAAGAGTGAAAAAAACTCGAAGAGTGAAAAAAACTCGAAGAGTGAAAAAAACTCGAAGAGTGAAAAAAACTCGAAGAGTTTCAAAACAAAAATTGAATTCAAAAAAGCGAGGTCGTGGTAAGGTACACGAATTACCTTTCTTAGTTAAAACTATGTTGAATAACGTAAATGTAAAAGCTAATAATGCCGAGTTTTATGAAAAGGGTATTGTAGAAAAAATAATGACAATGGTTCCTAAAAGGGATGTTGTTAAGGCACTGGCAACTAAAGCACTTGCAGATAAAGTAAAAGCAGATAAAGTAATTGCAGATAAAGTGAATGCAGATAAAGCCGAATATGAGCGTCGTATTCTTGCTGCTCTTCCATTAAATGAAAAAATATTAAAAACGCAAGAAGCAGAAATAAAACGTTTAGAAATGTCAGGTCTAGATGGACCCGCACAACGAACGCGTAGTAAAGCAAAACATGCTATAAATCCTGTGCTAGAAGAATTAAGATTAGAAGCTTATCATACTAGGATGGTGATTATGCAACTACAATATTTAGCACGAGAAATTAGAGAAGGCAAAACTACAGTGCCTAGCTACTATAAAGATTATGCAGAATTTCTTAAAGGCATGTCCGGCTGGGATATGGAGCGAATGGCATATGTAAAAAGACAGAGACCACCTGGTTACGAAAATTATGATAAACTTAAAGCTAAAGAAAAAGCTGAAGCTAAAGAAAAAGCTGAAGCTAAAGCTAAAGCTGAAGCCGAAGCTAAAGAAAAAGCTAAAGCTAAAGCTAAAGCTAAAGCTAAAGCTAAAGCTAAAGCTGAAGTAGAAGCTAAAGAGGAAGCTAAAGAAAAAACTGAAGCTAAAGCCGAAGCTAAAGAGGAAGCTAAAGAAAAAACTGAAGCTAAAGCTAAAGTAGAGACAACAGAAGATCCTGCAAAACTAAAAAAATTAGCGCTGGAGCTATATAAAAAAAGTTCTGCAATGAAAGCGCAAGCTAAGGCAGATTTAATTCAAATGGCACGCAATACTGATAAAGAAAGTATTGACATAATGCTTGAAAATAATTTTTACGGGTTAACTGATAAACAGCTTGAAGTATGGATAGCTAAAGCTAAAAAAAGCTAAAGCCTCCGTTTATTCTTTATTTGTCCAATCATTAAAACATATTATATAGTTTTTATATACCTTTTTTATATAATATTTAGTAATATTATATAAATGACAAAGTCGCAAAGAACAGGACATAACAGAAGACGCGGTGGAGTAAAAAACACTACATTAAAAGCACAAAAGAAGGAAGAAGCTCTAATTCTAAAAGAACTAAAGGCACTAAAAGCAGCACAAAAAAAGGAAGAGGCTCAAATTCTAAAAGATGTAAAGGCACAAAAAAAAGAAGAAAAAGCAAGAATTAAGGAAGAAAAAGCCCGCCTAAAAAAGACAAAAAAAGCACAACCTAAAGTAGAGACATCTGCTGATATTGCAAAAGTTGAAAAATTAGCGCTAGAGCTATATAAAAAAAGTTCAGCAATGAAAGCACAAGCAAAGGCAGATATAATTGATATGGGACGTGATGTAGATAAAGAAAGAATTGACATTGTGCTTGAAAATAATTTTTATTGGTTAATTAACAAAGAGAAAGATCAAGTATGGCTAGACAAAGCTCGAGCCAAGCTAAATAAATAAACAGCTAAAGATTATAATGAATTCAAATAGTCATTTACTTTTTTTAATAGCTCATCAGATATATGTTTTGACAATTCTATAATATCTTTTTTATAAATAAATTGGATTAGGTCATTAAATTTAATGTTATATATGTAATTATTATTGTTTACTCCTTTATATTGACCAATATTTAGCGCAATTTGAATTATTTTTTTTATTGTTGGTTTTTCATTTAATGGTATTCTTACTTGTTGTATAATAAAATGATTTTTTTCATCTATTAATTTAGTTTCATAACCATTTATATTATATTCTGGTAAAAGCATAATTTTTCTTGTTTTTGTTTTTGATATTTTTCTCCATTTTTTTGCACTGTAACTATCGAGTGGTTCTAAAATTTTTTTTATTGGTTGCCAGAAGCCTTGTCCATCAAAATTATGTGGGTTTTTGTTTCTTAATTTGTAAGATTTTTCTAATACATTAATAAATAGTATTTCTAAATTGTAGCTGTTCCTGTTTTTTTTAGTTCTATTAGACATATATATTATACTATCTTTATTTTCACGGTAGTTTTAAATTTAAAAGGTGTAAATAAGTATTTATATTATATAAAAAATTATATAAATACTTATATAATATCAATTTTAATAACGCCATACTGGGCGTTTTTTAGAGGTAGTTTTTTTTGAAGACACCGCATTTGATATATTTGACGCAATTTTTTCTATCATATTATTTGTAATAGTTTTAATTGGTTCTTGATATTTTATTAACTTGTTTTTTGGTGACTTTGTTTTTGCTGAATTAGTTTTTTTTTTATGGCATTTATTGTCTCTACATTTTCTTGTTCCTACTTTACATCTTTTTATTAGATTTTTTCTTGTCCATAATGATTTTCTATAACATTTTTTATTTGCAGAACAACGATGTCTTGTTTTTTTGCATTTATTATTCATTGTTATATATTATAACAATATAAAAAAATTAATAATAATAATAATAATATAAGAAATTCATTATAAATATTTCTAAATATTTATAATATTTTATTATTATTGAATATTTTAATATAAATATTAGAATAGTCTGTATTATAAAATATATGTCATTATATATAGATACACAAAGCGATGTATTATTAAATAAATTATTAAAATTTTATAGCGAAAATACTAATTTTGATAAAATGATTAATATTATAAACGGGTCATCAAGCATATCTCTAAGAATAGTGGACTGGTTTGTTACAAATTACTCAAAAAAGAATTATATACAATATATGATAAGCAAAGATAACAAAATGGAAAAGGTAAATGTATACAATGATTATAAGCTTAAACTGAAAGCATATAGCAAAAAGAAATTTGATCCATTTTGTAGATGGGATAGAATTAATGTTCCATATAAAGAGGATAAGTTCATTCAAACAACATTAGGACAACTAAACTTTTTTAAATGGACTATAGAAAATCAAATATTAGAATATATTGAACAAAATTATAAAATAATTGAAAATGATATGAATTTAAGAAATTGTTGTTCTAAAGTAAAGAATTCTTCTATTAATTCTACAACGTCTACATCATCGTGTGAAAGTAGTGACTCTTATACTTCAAATTCTTCATTATATAATAATAATAAGACACGTAAAAAACGCGAAGAATTATCATCTAACGCATCAAGGTCAATAAATAAAGAATTTATAACTACAACTGTAGAGTTTCGTTAAATAAATAATATAAAATTCGTAACAATATAATAAGTAAACAACACAGTTATATATTAACTATGGGTAATATTAGTAGTGTTAATAAAGTAAATTATGTTTATGTACAAAAATGTATTCATAATAGTAGTGAAATAATATTACTAATTAATACACTTTCTTATGATAAACAAGAATGTTTAATAAAAAATACTGTTGTTGCGTCTAGTGAAGAAGAAATAATTAATAAATATTTAAAAAGTAATAAGTCTATAAAAATTTTAATATATGGAGAAAATTGTATTGATAATAAAGTTATTGACAAATATAATCAATTATATAAATTAGGTTTTATTAATATATATGTGTATTTAGGGGGTATTTTTGAATGGTTGCTATTGCAAGATATTTATGGTGATGAAGAATTTCCAACAACTTCTAAAATAATTGATCTACTAAAATATGGAGGGCGTCATAGAGAAACAAAATAAGCAATTTATTTAGCAAGTTATTTAGCAAGTTATTTAACAAGTTATTTAGCAAGTTATTTAGCAAGTTATTTAGCAAGTTATTTAACAAGTTATTTAGCAAGTTATTTAGCAAGTTATTTAATAATTTAGCAATTTATTTAGCAAATTATTTAACAAATTATTTAACAAATTATTTAACAATTTATTTAGCAAATTATTTAACAAATTATTTAACAAATTATTTAACAATTTAATAAGTTATTTAGCAAATTATTTTATTAGTAATTAACTAACTAATAAAATAATTAAATTACTAAATTTTTAAATATAATATATTTAATATATATATTAAATTATGGGTTTTTTAGATGGTCTTATGCAAGGAGGAACAGCACAAGAAGTAGGTCCTGTAGCGTATGGTGGTCAAGATGATAATGCTGGTGTAGAGGCATCTTTAAAAGCATTAGACAATATAGCACAGCCAAGTTCGGGCGGTAGAAGACGTAGAAAATCTTCAAAACGTCCAAAACGGCGGTCTCGCTCACATAAAAAATCGCACAGAAGAAGAAAACATTATGGTGGTAAATCACAATCGCAAGAAGAACAAGAGGAACAAGAAGAACAGGAAGAACAGGAAGAAGAAAATCAACGAGAGGAAGAAGAAGATGAAGAAGAAGAATTAAGCGGTGGTAGACGGAGAAGAAAGGGTCGTCGTGGAAAAAAAACACGAGGCAAAACAAGTTCTTGGATAAAGCACGTATTACATTATGCCAAGACACATAAAATGAAATATTTCCAAGCTTTAAAAGATAAAAAATGCCGTTCCACATATAAATCTAGCAAAAAGTAAGAAAAGCAAATTATACTTTAACTTTCAATAATAATCATTATTAATAATTATTATTGAGCGAATTATTGAGCGAATTATTTAGCGAATTATTTAGCGAATTAATTTATATTTTTTCTGCGTTTTATTATTTTTATATTTGATATGCATACATTTAGTATATAATATATACTCTTGTAATAATGAATTCTTTATGGTTCGCACCTTATCTTTAAGCTCTTTCATTTTATCTTTTGCGTCAGCTTTATTTTGCTTATAACCGTTTATTTTGTCTTCGAAAGATTTTATATTTTTCAAAATGGCGTCTAATTCGTCAGTTATGTGTTGAGGGATTTCTTTATTCTTAAACGGAAGCTTTTTAGATTTATATTCAGATTTTTCTTCTTTAATTTTTGCTCTTAGAGAGATTATGAGCTCTTCTATGTCTTTTTCAATAGAATTTAAATTAGCATTTAAATAGACCGCATCTCTCAAATCTTCGTTTTCAACGTGGCTCATTAATATAGGAACATTTATCATAATAGGTTGCGCAAATTGTGTAGGGTCTTTCTCTCTATTTAAATAGCTAATATAGCCAGATAATTTATTTGCCAAGACTTTTAGACCTGTTTCACTTAGTATATTTTGTGACGTCATATATTGCTTTTTAAACTCTTCTTTATTTGTAGTAATTTTTTCACTTTCATTAGTCATAAATAGGTTTGTTAAAGCAAACAATTCGAGTGGACTATTTGTAAAAGGGGTAGCAGTCATAATCATTAGCTTACACGACTCGGGTCCAGAAACTTTATAACTATTACTTATTAAATTTTCCATAATTTCCATATTAGGTCGTTCGCTAGCCTTTAAATCTCCGCCGTATAATTTATGTGCTTCATCAATAATAATGAGTGTTTTATGTAATAAATCACGTGACCCATTTCGCTCGAGTAATATATCGTAAATAGCATTTTTACCAGCTAATAAATTACTAAATTGCTTATATGACATAGGATCTAACCAACTATTCGATAAAAGTCTTTTTCGTTCGCTCAAATTTTCAGGAAGTATAAGACCCTTATTTATTTCATCAACTAATATTACGTGACATATTTGGTCAAAAATATTTTTCCATACGTCTCCTTTTAATGTTGTTCGTGTAACCCATAATATTGAATAACCGGCTTTTTCGAAACTAGACGAGGCAGTAGCAACACCTGTACAAGTTTTACCAGTTCCAACAGAGTGCCAAAGAAGAATCCCTTTATATGGTGACTCAGGAGTAAAATAGTCTGCTATAAATGTTTGAGTAGGATTTAGCGTAATAGTATTTGCAGAACTCGCATTATTTGCTTTAGGTGCGTCAACGCATTTATTTACAACATCAATAGGGTCCCAAACAAATTCTTTAGAATTATAATTTGTTATAATATAATCTCTCATTTTTATAAAACTCATTTTGGTAAATTTATTTTTAGAACTCTTTTTAGAAGTTTGTTTAGAAGTTCTTACAGAGCTCGATTTAGATTTTGATGTATGCTTATGTGAGCTAGTTTTATATAAAATCATTGGATACTTAATATTTGTAGAATCATCTTCATTATTGATTACTAGTTCTAAAGCAAGCAGATCTTTTTTAATATCTAATAAATTATTATGCTTCTCAATAATATAGGGTATTCTAATATAACGCTGTGACCACTCTAAATTGACATGCTTACAAAATTTATTGTCCAAATCTTTCATATAATTACATAAAAATTGGCGAACATTTGCTTTTGCGTTTATTAATAATTGCTTGGGGTGATTGTGCTTCTTATACACATATTTCATAAAATCGATACTAACAGGAATATCATTTGTGCTTTTTTTACCGCATTTACCCATACATTTTATATTATCTATTTTGAAAAATTTGGAATTGTCACTTTGTTTCTTAAAGTTGGGCTCGCCCGCTCCTGCTCCTCCCATTAAATAAAAGTCTTTTTCCATAAACTCTCTATTTAAGTCATTTGCCTTATGTATATTCTTGGTTAAGTAATAGTCAACAGCTAATAATGGAGCTAATTCGTATAATTGTTTTGATAATTGTATCATTGCACTGTCAAACTCGCTATAATTCATAGTGGAGTCATTATATTTTTCTACATTTTTAAATAATAAGATGTCTTCGTCTTTATTATAACTTTCAAAATTATTTTCCATTAAGGACCTATTAGCGTACATTGTATCGCTTGTTATTTCGGGGATAGTTAAATAATAATTATAAACATAGAGAGGCCAACCAATATTTTTTTGAAATTCTAATCCTTTTTGCCCACACGTTCGTGTTGCGCGGCCAACTGTTTGTTTAAGGTCTGCTATTGTTATAGATGGTTCAAAAATATGGACATATTTTACATCAAATAAATCGATACCTTCTTTAAAGCCGCTATCAAGAATAATTAGTCGAACATTCTTTCCGTGTATATTTGCTGGGCGCTCATTATACATTTTTAATACTTCTTTTTTGATTTTTTCATTAAATGTTGTACCATAAACACTATTAGAGCTTAATAATGCAAAATTTTGATAATTAGACTTTTCAAGATCTAAATATAGCTTTGCGTTTATTTGATTAGACACCTTTTTGGATTTAAGTATGTTATTATAACCATTTGCTTGAAACGCTGATGCAATTATTTTAGCTCCGTAACCTCCTTCTTTAACATCAGAAAATATAAAATGTTTAAATTTTTTACCATGATATTTTACATCTTGGGCGTCTAGCTCTCTAATATTATTTAATAATTGAACCATTTTTGGAGAGGCTTCAGCTAATTCTTCATTTAATTTTTTAGGGTCGTAAGCCGTTTTGTCAAACTTATGGTAATTTGAGATTTTACTAAAATTAGCTGTTTTACGCATACAAGTAAAGATTTTTGCTCGCTTTTTCCTAGTGTTTTTTCTAATACCCGTTTTCTCTTTATTAGACTTTTCTTTATTAGACTTTTCTTTATTGGCTTTTTTTGCAGTGCAAGTAACATTATTTTTATAACATTCCAATACTTTAATAAATTCGTCGCGGTCAATTGTACCACCTTTATCAGGATGATTTTTTTTTAACCAATCTCTTATTAATGATTTATCATTTAAACCATATTTACACATAATTTTTTCACATGACATAATATTATTAGTATATTATATTATAACAATATTATAAAATAATATACTAAAATAATATAAAAATAAT